CAACAGTCGATATGTTCTCCTTACATATGCACAGTGTGGAGACCTTGACGAATGGAATGTCGTCAATCACCTATCTAGCCTCGAGGCTGAATGCATCGTCGCCAGAGAAGTTCATCCAGAGACTGGAGGTATTCATTTTCACGTGTTCGTTGATTTCGGGAGAAAGTTTCGCTCTCGCTCACCTAAGATCTTCGATGTGGACGGTCGGCACCCGAACGTTAGCCCTTCTCGAGGAACTCCAGAAAAAGGTTACGACTACGCGATCAAGGATGGAGACGTTATCGCGGGGGGCCTTGAGAGGCCATTACCGCGCGGAGGAATGCATATCGGAGCTGGTAATATCAGCAACATCTCGCACCTCTGCGAATCTTCGGCAGAGTTTCTTGAATTATATGACGAAGTGGATCGAGGAACTATGTTCAAATCTTTCACCAACATCAGGGCTTACGCTGACTGGAGGTTCGCACCTGAGCTTGAACCCTATCGATCACCCGACGGAGCTGTGTTCTCAAGTGGCCAGTTTGATGGACGAGATGATTGGTTGGAACAGTCTGGAATTGGATCTGGCGTCCCATTACTAGGTATGTCATGTTTAGCCGACCTCTTCGGGTCCGGCTACCACCTTCGACAGCGGCCCTTCGGGGCTTCTCGGCTCGCCGAAGCCCCTACGCAGTCTACAGTATTCTAATGGAATCTAGGAAGGCGGGTTAAGTCCCTTGTGTTATATGGAGACTCTCTGTCTGGAAAGACAACATGGGCGAGAAGTCTCGGGAGACACATTTACTTCGAGAAACAGTTCAGCGGAAAAATTGCACTGAACGAGGGACCAGACGCCGAATATGCTATTTTCGACGATATTGCCGGAGGGCTTTCTTTTTTCCCAGGATGGAAAGGGTGGTTAGGATGTCAGTCTCACATTAGTGTCAAAGCATTGTACAGGGATCCGGTTGACTTTAAGTGGAACAAGCCAAGCATATGGTGTACGAATCGGGATCCCCGAGATGACATCAGGAGGAGCATTGAGAAAGATGACGGGAAATTCTTCCCGGATGATTTAGATTGGTTGGAAAAAAATTGTATTTTTGTTCTAGTTAACGGGTGGGAACCACTGGTTACTTTTCATGCCAATACAGAGTCTGTTGACTAGAAATAGTCAAAGTATTGTTGGCGGGAACAGCATCCGCAAGGTTGGAACAATAAAATAGATCCAACACATAAATGTTACCCATGCCTCTTTTATCCAAAACAGAAACGGCAGAGGGTGAAATGCTAAGTCCATTTTCCTCATCGTCATATTGAATGGACTTGTTGATGGGGTTCCAAAATGTCTTGTACCGGGTACGACCTACGTCATTACCGGACGCCATTGTATAGCGCTTGTCCTGAATGAGATCAACACGAGCCGTGTCAACCTTGGCAATCATGGGGTTACGCCAGTCGGTAGTGTCGACACCCTGAAATACGATATCGTAAAGGAGGGTTGCCAAGATGGAGTAATTTCCGGTTGTGGCACCGGATGTGTCGCGAAACTGCCGTCGCGAGGCACCATCAGAGGAGGAATTCTGGGCGCCAATATTAGGCAGCACTGCAGCAATAAATTGCGACTTGGAAGCGAATACGATACGTCGATGTTCCCAGACAGAAGGATTGTTGGGAATCAAGGAATATTTCTCGGAAAGTCCTCGAATGTACGGACGACTGTCCGTACGGAGGGCTACGTAGGCCGCATTGTTGGGATTGAGGAACCGATGCGTGGGACATTGAAATGTCATGTGATACGCTTGATGGTATGTGGTCGTCGTAGCCGCATTGATGGTAAGATTACCATCGACAGTAGTAGAGTCAGGGGAGGGATTAGCCCCGGCTGCCGCCGCGGACATCATCGTGTCCCGTTTCTTCCGGGACAACATGTTGATCATGCGTTTCTTCGAGCTGTAGCGACTCGAACTCTTCCGATAAGTGGAGCGTCGCGTCTTTCCGACGGAGCGACGGGATGATTTTTTGCGGGGCCTTGTCTTTCGAGACAGGCGGCTTCGGTATTTGGCCATGGCAATGTCCGAGGAGATGATCACGGAATGACAGACAAGTTCCTTGGCACGTCATGTTTGGTCTTTATGGGGGGGAGGAGCGACAGTTATATAGGTGTGTCCTGTGCCCCGTGTCCTGCTATAATATTAGTTTCGCAGGACACGGGTGAGTCAGCAAATCATGCTTTTTTGCAACAGTCGATATGTTCTCCTTACATATGCACAGTGTGGAGACCTTGACGAATGGAATGTCGTCAATCACCTATCTAGCCTCGAGGCTGAATGCATCGTCGCCAGAGAAGTTCATCCAGAG